ACACAATACTATGTGGTAACCATATACACCAATCAATTTTGCTTACCCTCAGATTTGAAACTGGGCCGGATTTAAAGTCCCCGGGATGACTATGCAATTGATATTGCAATGCTTTCAGCCTCAGGTTCAGGCCCTCCGGCGTATTTGTGCTTCCACTGGTCAACCATATCATCATAGGTTGTTTCCAAAAGTGTGCACATATGAGTAATATTGCTAGCTAAAGCCACTTTACTCATTTGCTCCCTACGCTCCTCGTAGACTTCTTCCCCATGATTGAACCACTCTCTAAGAGCAGTATCAATATTCTGAGCGCAAGCTTCAGAAGGCGTTAAAGGAGCATTTTTGGGTCGCATGTAACAATGCAATGACTTAAATATAGATGTGTCTAGCAAAGCACCCACATTGCAACCCAGTTTTGGGTGGTAAACATTGAATCGTTTAAGAAATTCAAAGTCTTTAGGATCCAAGTAAGCTCTCAGCTCGCTTTCTTTATCCGGCATGGTATAAATTTGTCCATGAGCGTCTAGAAATTCAGCCGCTCCCTTGATGGTAAACTTATCATACCCCTCCTTAACGGATCCAATATTATCATCGCCATATGTCATGAGCGATACAGCATCTCTGAAACTAATTGAACCATCATACTGTGTGTAAAAGAAATCTCTAAGATTTAGAGATCCACTAATGCCATTCAAAATAACGGTAAGTGAATTGCCACTTATATGTGTACCTGACTGAATACCAAGTAAATCACCATTATATGCGATCATCGCATAAACAATGTCGCCAACCATGGCTCTCATTACAGCTAAATCCTCCTTTTCGTAACTCATCTCTTTCGCTATATCAATTAAAATAGATAGTGAAGCGATCAATTTCTGAGAAGGTAATTTTTGATCATATTTGCCATAGTCACCTCCAATTAAACGGTCGGTGCCATGTTTGGTCACAAATTGATAAAATTGATCCCATTCTGGTCCATGGCAATTAATTCCCACTGCACACTCGGAAATCAGAGGATTCATTTGAAGCATACGAATAACTGGAAGAAAATATTTGCGCACTAACCATGTCAAAGCTATAGGATTAGCATAAAAGATTCTACACTTACCTTTCGCAACTGGTAGAACTTCGTCTTTCTTGCAAGCCTTAGCAACAAAATGGTTTCTATACCCTTGACGATAATTGTTTTCGCACTTGTTAATATACTGCATAATTTCTTCATCCAACACTCTGTTGTTTGGTTTATCTTCTGTTGGTTCCAGCTCAGTAACGTAGTTACGCTTGGGACCTACCAAGGGAAAACCAATTGCTGTGTTAAGTTGAATAGCGTCAATAAATTTGCAACCTAAGCGACCACATAAATTTTCATGATCGCTTAATGGTTTCTCAAAACACCATGGAAATTGTCTAGCAATATCTATAAGAGGCTCTCTATAATCAACCACGGACTTGGTCAACAAATCATGTCGGACAGGTTCCGCAGGATGACTAGCATTGGCCATAGCCTTCTGCCAACCTTCCCACTCTGGCTTCATCTTAGGTTTACCCCAGATGTTACCAACACCCGTAACATTTTCTACGAACTCTGAAATGGGTGTAGTGCGCACATCACTCCGAGACGATGTGGCTCCAACACAACTACCATAATATAAAAATTGAGAGCCCTTTGGAAGATAATTAACGGGACTCTTAGGGTGAAGAGGTTCATCAGTCATCAAATCAACTCCTAAAACTTGAGGTTCAAAATCTCCCGAAGTTCCGGTTTTGACCACACCAGGTGACTCAAATATTTCCTCGATGGCTTTTTCAAGCGTCTGTTTCGTTATAGTTCCGAAACAACCACGTGTTGTACCTTCTTTGCCACCCAAGTGGAGACCAGTTATGCATGTCTGTTTGTTTTCCGAGATTAAAACAGCACCGCACATACCATTAAAAGTGTTGCATTGTAGGTTGGCATATTCACCACCTTCAAATGACGCAACGCCGTTAGATGTGCGCTTAGCACGTCCTAAACCATTGAATATGGACAATTCCCCACTCTTGGCTCGCCACAACATCCTAAATGCGTGGTCAACAATTTCACCAGTAGGAAAGTAACACAATATGTTACCATATGACCCCCCAGATGCGGAATAGCAAACGCGCAGATCTGTGTCAGGAATGTGTTTTGAAGCACACTTGTCAATCCTAGTGGTAAAATGCCCACCTAGAGAATCTGCATTCTCTTTATAGCATGTTAATTTTAAAGAATCACTCTTGGATAAAGTGAAATAATGTTCTGGTATAACTAAAACATTAGAATCCAAAAACAACACATTACCCATGCGCTTGTGATTGTCATCTCCCTCAATGGTAGCGTACAATAAATTCTTCGCTACTTTAACCATAACGACAGCTTGTGTATGTTCCTTACTTTTCTGAGTACACGGTAAAGGACGTTTGATTACTGGCGCCCATATATTTTTTTCCGCATCTCGTCTCTCAATATCTATGGGCGTTGTAGGTTCCAGGTTGCCCTGGCACTTAACACCATACAAACGTTTATATAACTTTGCAGCCGTATACAACGTTCCCACAACAACTGATGATGCTGTGATAAATTGAGTGAATCTGTTGCGCCAAGCTCTGTGCACATTATTTAATACCTGTCTATCACGTAATCGTTCAATATAAGCATCCCTTATACGGTGAATCATCGCAATCTGTGCATACCCGCTTAACATGGCTATAAACAGAAGCAATGGCAGGTTAAACGTGTCACAGCTATAGGCTAGAATTGCACTAAGCAAAACGCAACACACGTTATATTTGGTGTAACGTGCATAGGTGCGCATCAAATTATTAGCGTTGCCAAATGTAGCTATTGCTCGAACAAATCTATTGTTAAATACACCATCCGGTAAATACGGTAACCAATCAAATGTATCATAAAATTGTCTACCTTCCGCGAGTAACTGCGTTGTGGACTCAGTGCAGATTCTGCGGATGGGTTCGAGCCCAAACTGGGGTCCATGTTGATGTTTCATGCAAAAGCCTTTCAACTGACAACAGCCGTCAATATCACAAATCTCAACTTTAACACTTTGAGATTGAGTTCGTTCGAGGTTGAATTGTTGCTTTCTGTGCTTGTGAAATTGTTCAGCAGCATAGTTTAGCCATTCTTTCATAGAAATTTTAGATAATTTCTTGCCGTTGTGCTCAACTACCACATACTTCCCAACACAGGATGGTTTATCTACAGGTGCAGCTCTCTTCACGGTCAATTCCCAAATATCATGGTATGGTGGTGGAGAATATATCCCGTCTACAGTTTGAGAGGCCATGACCTTGGATGTGTCAACACCTGAAGGTTTTCCACCAGAATATCTAATAAATTCTTCTTTGACCTCAACTTCAACTATTATATGCATACGTCTCTGTATAGAAAAAGGATTATTAGAATATGTTCCAGCATCAAGCTCTTGCATATTTGTAGTCAATGTCACCAATTCTGGTTCTACAAAAACTTTACCTTTATTAACAAGATCTGCCATAGGAGGACTAAAAGGAACATTATTGCAAACTTTAATAATAACGTCACAGGGTGATGTCTCAACAAAATCGCTCTTAACATTCGCATGATCGTCTACTTTAAGTTCAAGCATATCTGATCTTGCACCATCCCAGTGTTTCTTACCTGAAATGTACGTATACTTCTTCAAATCAGAAGTATCCAATCCAGCAGATGAAAATAGATAATGCGTAGTTTGCTCACTGATCGTGGATTTTCCAACGGACGATAAACCATAATACTCAATTGCAAATGGAGATCGTCTAAAGGAACTATTTCCTCTAATCATCTGAAAATCGCCTAGTGTTTTAACTATCTCACGATATTTTGTTTCCAAAATGCGTTTATCCAAATTCTTGGCCGTAGCTAACATAGTCTCAAGTTTAATCGACATATTAGTGAGGCTGTCTAGAAATGCGTGGGGATGAATGTTGGCAATCTTCTCCAGATTACCATTCCTATATAAATCCCAATGATTCATAATGTTTGTGTATTCAACTTCCAATTCAGCAGTCTCCAATGAATCAACCATAAATGGTCGCAAGCTCTTTGTTTTGTAAGCGTAGTAGATACGTTCAGAAAAGTAAACTACAATATCTACTACTGCTGTCATTAAATCCCCTGCGCCAGACATCAATAATCGCATGTCTGGCTCGAAGACCTTGTATCCAGCCACAGAAAATGTTAAATCGGCCACTCGATATAACCCTGACAAAACTACAACGCTAAGTACGCGAGTAAAGTTTTTAAACAACGCAGATTTCTGACATTGCACCCAATTCAGCTTAACATCTTTCATAAATTTAAGCCAAGTTGGATCATCTTCAGAATCTTCCTCGCTCTTTTCAAAACCAGATTGCGTTGTCATTTCCATTATATCATTGACGTATTTCATAATCTCCCTAGAAAGGGAGGTATCAAATTTCTGTCGAACATATAAACCGATGGCAGCAAGAGCGCCAACAGCATTACGTGTGTTCGATACTGTAGCAAACAGAAGAATCAATCCCTCTATTTCTTTGATAATATCATCGCTACATTTAATGTTTAATTGGTTGACGATAACATCCAATATAACATACGCAGCGTTCATCGCTTCCAAGCCAGCCTGGGGAGAAAGCTCATTGGCTTTCTCTGCCTCAAATATTGTAAACAATGATGGCTCCCAGTCTGGATTAGACTTAAGAAAGCGACGGAAAACGTTGGAATTAAACCAACATTTCCTATGACGTGTATTCCTATTGTAAAAGTTTTCTTCACTGTGATTCCACAGATCCAATTGGCTTTT